GGTAAAAATAAACTGTTTTTGTTGATGCGCTTGTAGATTCCATCGTAGCAGTAAATGTTATTAGATACTTTCCTGCTTTTGCAAAATCAATTCTTGATGAATCACCACTATTAATACTAATATTGTTAGTCAAAGCACTATTGTTAAATGTAACAGCGTATGCAGTATTTATAGCAGTTGCTGTCTGTGTAGTAGTATCGTAGAACAATCCATGACTACCTTCATTTATGCCTCCACCCTCTGATAATGGATGCCACGCACCATCATAAGAAACAATTACTTTTTTATCAGATCTACGCCACATTAACGCACCATCTTGATACGCTGAATCTCCAGAAGTAAAGTTAGATAGTTTATCTCTAGTAGAAGATAACCATTTATTTAAACTCTCTCCCCATACTTTCCAACGATCACCTAATGGTGGTGGTGGATTGAACGCACTCATCTACGCCCACCTGCCTTTGCTTCTAAACGCATAACACCAACTCTCCAGTTACTATTTCCGTTTCCTTCTATTCTCATACGAATTTGTCTACCTGTGAATCTCGTAGATACTGGATTTCCCATAGTTAATAAATCATGTGAAGTCTCGGTATCATTTGGATAGAATCGTGTCTTAAATCGAACTTTTACTTCTCCCTGTGTTAATTCATCAGGAATCAGTTTATTTACTTTCATAATTTGATCACCATTGCCTAGTGATATAGGTGCAGATTCTACAAATGGAGTTTCTCCACCATGCGTATAACCTGTTTCATGGTTGTATAAGTTGTTACTAGCGTCTATCCATATTGGATTTCTAAATACGCCACTATCAACACCCGCTGTACGCTCTAATGCTCCAATTTCCCAATGGTTTTCTTTGTAATCAAAAGCAACATATTTATCACATTCATTTGATCCACCAGAAGGATAAAACCACCAAATCTCACCATATTGAGCATTATTTACTGCAAATGCTTTTGTTATTTGGTCTCTGTTAATATCATCAAATACATAATCAGACACTTCACAAGGTAATTCTTTTGCTACAGATCCATCAAACATAAAGAATGCTCTTTTACCCATCCAAAATGCACCTTCATCAATTGCTACTAATGTCTTTCTTGATGCTATACCACATGCTGTACCAACTCTTTCAAACCCGTATACAAATGGAGCACCTTGATAAGTAGCAGTATGTGCATCGTTATCTGTTAAGATTAATGATCTGCCTTTCAATCTACAACCGCACATAATTTGTCCAGTTGTTTGTAATTCAAAATCACCTGCTTGGTTTGTAGCACTTGGTGTCCATAATGTATTATTTTCTTGATCGCACCATTGGATTTTTCTAGGGTTGCCACCTGCACCTAATAAAAATACAAAACGCTCTTCTGTAACAAACATTGCTCTATTGTCTACTGGTGCATTACTTACTGCTTGTGCTACTGTTCCAGTATTTAATGTCCACTCATACAATATGCCATCATCTGCTGTAAGTGCTAATAAATATTCACCCCAATTATCTAATGACCAAGTAGTAACTTCTTGAAATACGCCAGTTGAAGGTTGTGAAGTACCATACAAACTATCTTGATCTGCACTTGATAATGTACCACCATAATATCCACCACCATATCCAGTATTATTTGTTGCTGTTGCACTACCACTTGTAAAACCAGATGGTGTTATGTCATATACAGTTCCACCATCAGTAATGTAATATAAATTTGATTCTGTTCCGATTGCTAAGTTTGAGTTGTCTGAATTATCAACCCACGCAATCATTCCTCTTGTTACGCCAGATACTGTTGCACCTGCTGTTGCTCTTTGTGTCCATCCACCGATAGGTCTTAATGATTGGTTGTGCCATCTAACTAAATTAGCATCACGCCATCTGCCTTGATTTTCATAATCTGTTCCGTTTCTGGATATTCCTGCAGGTAATTTTAAAGGTATTAAACTCATGCGACTAATTTCTCCCAAGTTGTAGAAGTTTCGCTTATTGTAGTCCAAGTATCTGTAGAGCGTGAAATAACCTCCCACTTTTCTCTACCTACTACTGCTTTACTTGATGTAGAAGATATTGTTGCACCACTACTTCTTACTCTTACATTATCTGCTATGACACTTGCAGTTGCTGTTGTAATAGATGATGCACTAGCAGTTATTCTTCCTACTCCAGACCAACTAGATGTGGATGATACTACTGCACCAGATTCTCTTACTCTACTACCATTTGCGTTTGATGTAGCAGTTGTAGTTGAACTTGCACTAACAGTTGCATCTGATTCGCCTACTCTTAATCCACTTACAGTAGTTGTTACTGTTGGATTTGCTGTTGCACTTGCTACTACATTAAAATTAGCACTTGCTGAAACTGTTATTGTGGATGTAAGGGAAGCATCACTTTCTCGAACTCTCGTTGCTTGAATGGTAGCAACGGCAGTCGCAGTTCCAGTAGCACTTGCAAGAATGGTAACTTTACCACTTGCTGTTAAAGTTGCATTACTTGAAACACTTGCAGAACCATATCTTGCTCTTTCAACTGATATTGTTGTAGTAGCACTAGCATTAACTGTCGCACTACCTTTCGCAGTCTTATAACCAGAAACACTTGTTGTAGAACTTACACTTGATGTAGCACTTACATTTCTAATTACTGAACCATTTGCAGTTGTGTTTACAGAAGTTGTAGAAACACCATTAATGAGAGCAGAACCCTCTGGTACTCTTCTTGCATTACAAGTGATGTTTGCACTTGCAGTAATTGTAGAAGAACTTTCTCGCTTTCTACTTGCATTACAAGTAATACTAGCACTAGCGTTTACTGTCGCTGATGTGCTTTGTTGTCTACCTGCTGTACAAGTTGTAGAAGAACTAGCACTCGCTGTAGCAGTACCTAAAAAGATTCCACCACTCGAGTATGCTAAGTTTCCATACTTAAATGAACCATAATAGTTAGAACCTTCAGATGGTGTTGATGCACTTACAAGTTGTCCATCAAAGTAATATAAATCACTCTCTAATGATGAAATGCTTGTCCATGCAGTTGTTGGTTCACCAACTACACCTATATTTTCTTCACCACCATAAGTACCAGTACCACCACCACTATAATTACCACTTTCTAATGCACCACCACCAGTAGTAGCACCAGTTCCATAACTGACACCATCTACCCATAGTTTTACTGTTCCACCAGACGGATTAAATTCCCATATAACTGAATGAGAATTGCCATCCATAGGCAGAGAAGAAGTTGGAACATCAAGGACAGCAGTATTTGAATTTGATGATGATAAACTTACACCACCATCACCTGCTCTTACTCTAAATGTTGCACCACTATCTCTAATGCCAACCCACGCACCAGTTCCACCACCACCATGTTCAAAAAGACATCCGTTAGAAGTATTAGATGAAGGTAAGACAACATTACAAGCGAATACGCCATTGTCATCTATATCTACATCTGAACCACCAATCGCTCCTTGCGATATGACTTTTGAAATCTGGTAAGTAAGGTCTAAACCAGAAAGTGGATTAATTGGCATTTTTTAGTCTAATGTAATATCTAAATCACCTGCAGGAACTCTAAATACATCACCAGTTTCAATAGTTTTGTCTGATGAAAGACCTGCGTATGCTAATTGATTACCACCAGTTGAGGCATCCATAACTGCTACTGCTACTACTGTTCCGTAATTTGCTGTTGCTGTTGGGAACTCCACATCTGCTGAGTTAGATGCTGTGTTGCCAGATACAGTAAATGCTACTGATTGTCTTGCATAAGCACCACCAGATACCTCAGTACCACCACCAGTATCTGTATTGTCAGTTGTAAATAATGCTAGATACAATGTAGAAGGTGCAGTATATGCATTACCACCAAATACATGATCTAGTATCTCTGTTTCTAAATAGTTTGAAAAACTCATCCCATTCCCCTTATTTTAAGTGTTAAACCCGATCCACTCATACGAGCATCATCGGAACTGTCATTGAGTCTTTGTACAGAAGCACCATACATCTGTGCCCATACTCCAACCCTCTCATCTTCTGCAAGATACGGAGCAGAATGTAGTAACGCTCCGTAGAGGTATACATCTGGTGCATCTTCCAGTAACCAGTTTGTAGTATTGCTATCTGACAAACTAGGTATCTTTGCAAAATATAGTAGTTCTGTATTGGTTGTTTCATTTGGAGTTGGAAATAACTCGAACTGACTATCTGCGTGTGTGTAATATCTTGGTGTGCCACTCATGTTTTCATTGCCATAGCGTTTATCTTCTATTGCTTTACGAGACATTAAATCTAGTGGACTTGTACCACCATCAGTAATATGAAAGCGTATAGTTTCTATCCAGTCAGAAGGTATTTGCATATAAGCATCTCCCGCTGATTGTTGTCCACTTGCTCTTACTTCCATTCTCCAATGGCGTAAATCTCTATTCATTTGTGCTTCTGCTAACTGAATAAATGTAGGAATAACAGCAGTTAAATCATCCCTGTTTAGGAAGTCTGCTATTGTTGTTTGTAAATTAGAGTAATTCGTGATTGTTGCCATAATTTAATACCAGTCTGTGTTTGTTGGTTTGTTTGAGACCATTTTATAGTATTCTTGTCTCGCCATATCAAATCTATCATCATCAAAGAACATGTTGCCTTCTTTGTCTCTGATCACATAGTTTTCTGGTGTAGGATATGTTGCTACTTGACTAACATAGTCCTCATAGTCTCTATATTTAGGATAATCAGGAGATCTGCCATAAAGCATAGACGCATCTTCACCTAACAATAAAGGTTGTGAATAGACTTGATCGTTCTCAATACCAAGCATATTTAGTAATCCAGTCATAGCACTTACACTAGGTTCAGATGTATAACCCATATCTGGATTAGGTCTTGACATTTGTGCTAATTCTTCTTCTGTAATAGGTCTCATAATGTAATTCTACCAGTTATTTAGTGAAATCGAGTATTGTGTTTATTTGTCCTTTGTGGTCTTTGGAAACTTTTTTAGGTTTGTAACCCGCAGGAATATCTTGTGTATATTCTCCTGCATTTGCACTTTTAATACCATATGTTCCACCAATTTCACCTCTTTCATAAAAGTCTTTAGCACCTACTTTTTCCCAAAAACCTACTGCATCTTCTTTGACATCAAATACTTTAAATTCTGGTGCTACGCTGTATGGATCTGCTTTTGCTGATTGTTTGAGGTTGTTTATAAATTTCTTACCTATGCCTTGATTCTGATCATTAATTTTGATGTCAACTAATCCAGTAATTGTTCTTCTTCCGTCTACATCTTGCTCAACGAGTTTTGTTGTGCCTACTGGTTTCTTAGTCTTTTTGTCATAAATAGTGTAGAAGATTTCTTCATCTTGATAATCGTCTTTTCTCATTTTTGCTTTCTGACTTTGATTTTTTCCACCATCAACTAAGATAAAGTCTTTTGTCTGTCTACCATACGCACCTAAATAAATTTCATTATCATTTGGAAGATTCCTACTATCCAAAGCATCACCATACTTACCATCGTTTTGCCAGTAAGTCATTTGATATGCATCATCTGATTTATTTGCCTTCTTAGTAGTGATGTTTTCTAGTAAACCTTTGGATTTGTTAGTAAGATAATTAGGATTTGTAAATTCATCTGGAAGTAATCCTATCTTCTGATCTGCAAAGATTGTATCTTCTACTCCTGCCTGTCTATTCTTTTCTCCAAACTTACCAAAGTTTAACCAAGAGTTCTGACCTCTAGTCTCTGTTGCCAATGCTTTTTGTGCTAATGGTGAATACATAGATGAGTGTGCGATAAATGCGTTTTCTTCGCCACTTGCTCTAAATCCAACACCTTCTTTAGCATGACCAAAATAATCGTGTACTGCTCTAAATATGTCGTTTGCAGGTGCTATTTCACCATTGATTCTAAACTCAGTATCTCTAAGTAATGGATTCTCTGTTACATCAAACTCTACATCGCTACCAAATCCTTGTTTAGTTGGGAAGATGTAAAGATGATTGTTGTTAGTAATATCGTCTATTGCATCCCATGGATTAGGATAAGGATCAAAGTCTTTCGGATAATATTCAACCTTAAGACCATTGTCTAGCATTACTTTATACTGCTCAAGTGTTTCGTCTATTAGTGCGTTGTATGCTTCTACTACTTTAGGATCTCTAGGATTATGCTCCATTTCCTCAAATGCATTAGCAACCTTTGTTGAGTATTCTTCATCAACCTCTACAAATTCATTGACTGGTTTGTACTCAATACCTTTTTGTTCTGCGTATTGTCTTGATTGATCCTGAATTATTGGACTTGCTTTTGCAGGATTCTCTCTTCCTACATCTCTTGGTAGACCTACAAGAGACCCGTCTGTTTCTCTTTCTTTATAATACCTCTGATATTCTGGTTTGCGTATGACATCTTCTTGCGATACCATGCCAAGGATTCCTCGTACGCTTCCTTCGTCTTGTAGTCCTGTTGTTGTGGTTTTTTGAACATCATCGTCTCCTATTTTACCCAATAAAGATACATTTTCTGGATCTAAACTAATTAATCTTTCGTTACCATCTTTAATAGTATCTATTCCATGATACTTAAAGAAATCAGCATTAAATTCGTTTGGTGTAAAACTACCTCTTGCTAATTTATCTTTTAAGAATTCCTTATGTGTATATGTAGCATTAGGGAATAGTTCATCTACAGAATCTATCATTCTATTTATTTGTGCAGGATCTGGATTGTTATAGTCTAATATTCCACCTACTTTTGTTTCTAACTTGTAAATATTGTCTCCAAACTCACCAGTAGTAAGATCTAATAATGAGTTTTTGATTTGTGGTGCAGAATGTATGCCTTTTGGTAAACCACTACCACCATGTATTGGATCTCTTATTTCTAACTTACCGCCTTCTATTTCACTTGATGGAGATGCGTGATAAGTTGTAATCGTGTCTCCTTCTTTTATATCTTTAAAAGATTTGACATCTTCGCCTAAGTTCGTTACATCATCAAATCTAACTATTGCATCTTCTTTTGATACATTCTGGAATGCAGGTAATAATCCTTGTCTTTCTAATTCACTTAAATTAAATCTATCTTGCGTTTCAAATGCTTCTGCTTCACCCGCTAACTTTTTATAATTCTCAAATCCTTCTAGTCTTGCTTTTTCACCTAGTGATGCATATTCCCAATATAGATCTTGATTAGATTCTTGTAGTTGCCTTAATTCTTCTGATGCGTTTCTATATGCTGTTTGTCTATCCATGTCTTTTGGATAACCAATATCTTCTAAATCTGAATCACTAATATATTCAAAACGATTAGATGCTTTATTGATAAAAGGTATTAATGCTTGGACTCTTTCAGTTCCCTCATCAAACTTTCTTTTTACTTCAGCAGGATAACCTGTATTCATTATTAATGAGGTTTCGTTCCTTTGATTTCCACCTCTAGCAGTACCCTCTATTCTTTGTATTGCATGTTGGATTTCATGTGCTAAATATGATTCATAGGTTTTTTTATCATCCATCTTAGTAGGATTCATCTCAATCAATTGACCATGCATAGGATGATCACCATGAAATACACCACCAGTTCTTTCTGGTAGTTGATACTTAAATGGTGCTACTTTTAATTCTCTTAATTCTGGATATGTATTGAATAGTGTTGGGTGTTTAATTACTTGCTCTAATGGGCGAAGGTTTAATGGATTTTTTGGCACATCATCTAATGTTAGTTCCATTTTAGAGTCATCAAACTCATATCGCCATTTATCATCAAGACCTCTAATCAACCCATGTGTATTCCATATTTGTTCTGGACTCGCACCTTCTGCTTCCATCTTCTGTGCTTTATCAACAAGATCTAGTTTGCCAGTTCTTTCTAGTCCAACCAGACTTCCAAACATTTCACTTCTGTTTGACATTTGTGTTTCTGGAAGTTGCCTAGATGCTTTATCAACAA